AACAGAAGTCTATAGCTTGGAACAAGATATATCAAGCTTATAGCTACCATATAGAGCATATTTCCTATATATATGATATCTAAGATATATAACTAAGCAATCTCCTAACCTACATACTTGACGTCTAATTTCTGAAGTAACAAAATACTAAGTCTATACAATAAACTAAGCTTCTAAAACCTAGTACCACCTTATAGACTTCCAAAAAATCTTCTAGCACACTTTTCAGAAGTTTTTAACTTTTCAAATATGGCTTCCTATATTACAGTTATCCTACTCTATGTCATTGCGCTCACTAATACCATATCCTACCACTATTGTATAGTATACTATATAACTGTAATATACCATCTCGTCTGAGTAGCTACCACATCCTATCCCACCCTGCTAGTGTATCATTATGCCACATAGTGTACCATTCCAACACACCAAATAATACCCACACCCACTATATGGCTATTTCCAGCATATACCCATAAAAACTAACATGAACACATTTTAACTATATGTTAATGTTAATTTAACACTGCACCCCTAGTATATCGTCCATGCCAATGGCATACATACACATACATAAGGAGTCATAACCATGAGACCATTTTATATTAGATACGCTGTACTATTCAGTAAAGCCGGACTATCTGTTCCCGCTATGCTATGCAGTCGGGCAGCCAATAACGCTACCCATAATGATGACGATATTTTAGCTATTATGGATTACTTAAAAAATAGTAATCATCCATGCTCTAGCTGGACATTGAATAACTTTGCCTACCATCTTGCCGGACTGCACGAAAGCATGACAAGCAAAGAAATATAATATATAATCCATCCCATGCCAGCGGATAGGCCGCGTTCGCAATTATATAATTAAAGGAGTTATAACCATGACCGATACAATCACAGCACCCGAAGGCTACACAGTGGAAAAACTTACAGCTAAAGCGAAACAGGCCGACGGGAGCACGAAAGAGTATAATTATGCTATTGCGAAGCCTAGTTCAGTAACGTTAGCCGGACTGCTAGCCGCTGGAGATGACATTGCCAGCATGTTGGCAGAGGCTACTTTTAACGGCATGAAGCAAGCGGCCCGTAATATGGCAGTGCGTGACCTGCTAGTAAATGTGTCCCTAGCAATGCCTGCCGACTTGCAGCGTATTGGCGCAGAGATGGCCGCCAATAGGGCAACCAATGGTGAGGCGCTGGTGCTATATCGGGAGCTTACAGCTGCGATTATCGTCGTAGCCGAAGGTGCTGGAATCAGTGCAGCTGGTGTTGCTAAAATACGCAAGCTAGTCAGTAGTGCGGCAGGTTTGTCCCTTGCATCAAATGTGCTGAAAGGGAAGGTACACAAATTGATCGAAGCTACTGCGGGTGCAATGGATGACGATACACTCGAACGCCTAGCCACTCCCATCGACAAGCTGTTGACCGCCTGCACCGAAACAGACGACGACGATATTGACTTTTAGTCTAGTCGCCTAGCTTGTAACACCGTAACACTCGCCCGGCATGCCTACCACATGCCGGGCTTTCTACGGCATGCCTATTGATAACGATTATCACTACCATAAATCTTTTATAAGCAGTGCTACGCACGGTTAAAAGCATTACATTATAACCTATAACCCTAGAACCAACAGGCTGTTCGCTAGCTCACAGTTACAGGCAGCACATGCAACCATAGCAAGTAGTTCACTATCGTTCACAGAACTAGATACTAAAACATAACAAGCAGGGGGTGGCGACCCTTTTTACTCTAGCATACGCGCGGCATTTAAGGGAGCCTATATAAAATTTCCGAAAAATATTTCAGATATGGGATTGTGTTCCTATCTCATAAGAGGTAATATATCGAAATGGCACTAGCAGAATACAATAGGATAGATAAGGACTTGAGTCCACAGCAGGAACGGGTAGCCGATCTGCTGGCGGCAGGTTGTAGTCCTGTGCAGGTTGCTAGTGCTACGGGTTATTCCCTATCCTATATTAGTGAACTTGGTAAGTTGGTGGGATTCAAAGAAGTGCTAGTTAAGAAGGCTAGCAAGAGGGTGGAAAGGGAGGTTAAGTTACAGGATGGCTACGATAGTGTAGAAGGTATGCTATTGATGGGTATTAAGGAGCGGGCCGCCACCGCCGACATGAGTGAACTGAGTAGGGCACTCGATGTAGTGGCAAAGAATAATCCTAAGAAGGGCAAGTTGATGGGGGATGGTAGTAATGGGGGGAACGGTGGGGCTGTTAGTGTTACTATTAACTTGCCAGCACATGTGCTACAGCCCCTTAATATACAGACTAATAGTAGGAATGAGGTGGTGGAAGTTGGCGGAAGGGCTATGGAACCCTTGACAGCAGCAGCGATTCAGAGTAAACTTACTGCATTACAGGTTTAACAGATGCCAGGAGGAACCCAAAATGCCAGCAGCCAACTTGACACGGATTCAGATTCTAGCCAAATCATTAAAAAGACTACAAACCAAAAAGTAACCCTTAATTCCACTGATATTAAGGTAAGGTGCAGATCTGACCTAGATTTCTTTAGCGCACTGTTACTAGTGGGGATTAAACTAGAAGCCTATCCCACGTACTACCATACACTATGGCAGCTATTTACCACACTGGAAATGGATACTAGTAAGGTGTTTAGGTTTGCACTAGGGCTACCACGTGGCCACGCCAAAACTACCTTTGTTAAGTTGTTAATATGCTGGCTAGTATTATACCACCGTGCGCACTTTGTACTAATGGTCTGCTCCACGGAGCCGCATTCTTATAATATGATGGACGATGTGGACTATATGCTTAGTGGTGCTAATGTCCGTAAGATATGGGGCAGTTGGAAGGCAGGGTTAGTCCGTGATACGAAGGGACTAAAGAGGGGTAAGTTTAATGGGGAGGAGGTAGTACTGGCTGCATTGGGTGCTGGTACGAGTGTCCGTGGATTAAACATCCTAAACACCCGTCCCGATGTTATCATTATGGATGACATACAGACTAAGGAGTGTGCTAAAAGTGAGACAGAGAATCAGGCGCTATTAGAATGGCTTACGGGCACATTGCTTAAATGTAGGGATATGGATAAGGCACTACTAATCTATATTGGTAATATGTATAATGAGGACTGTGTACTTAACCAATTGAAATTACATAAGCAGTGGCAAAGTTTTATTATAGGTGCTATCCTAGCAGATTGGACTACACTGTGGCCCACCAAGTTCACACTAGAGCAGCTATTAGATGAGTATAAGCATGATAATAGTTTGGGACTAGGGGACGTATGGTTCAGTGAGGTAATGAATATACCAGTTGGTGGTAGGTTGAGTTTGCTACCAGAGGGTAAAGTACCACCGAGTCCTATTATTGATGGGGAAGTTCCTATAGGGTGTTTCCTTACTATTGACCCTAGTGGCTATCGTAAGGATAGTGACGACACGGTGGTTTCAGTCCATAATATCTATGCACCAGTTCATTACCGAGTAGAGGAGATAGTAGCCAAGGTAATGACACCTGGAGTATGTATTAGTACGGCGTTACAGTTGGCCGAGGATTGGAATGCTACTCACATATTCGTGGAAACAGTAGCCTATCAGCAGTCCCTTAAATGGCACTTGGAAGAGGCAGTTAAGGATATGGTAGGGAAAGGAAAAGGGCTAGAGATTATGGAGCTAAAGCCCGCCCGCAGGAATAAGACTAGCAGGATACGGACATGGATTAAGAGTCTGCTGGATACTACTTACAGTCTAAGGAAAGCTGTAAGGAATGCCGTCATGTTTCAGGCATTAGGATTCCGCATAGAGCGTACCGATAATACGGATGACATACTCGATGCGTGTGCGTATGGTATAGATGTTAGGAATGAGTATCAAGATGTGCTGCTAGATGCCTATGCTAGGTTCTCGGATGATATGCTTAGTAGTAATAACTTGGCGCATATAGGTGTGGTAGATAATAATAGCTTCTTAGATAATAGGGGATAGATAATGGCAAATGCACTAGTATTAAGTCAAAAATCACAGGACAGTCTCATTAAGTACTGCAGTTCTGTGCTGGAAGCTAAGAGAAGATTCACACAGTTCACAGC